TTCTTTGTAGAGAGACTCCATGTCAAAGTATCCTTTATACACGTTTTTCCTGCCTCCAGGAGACTTGCCACCTAGCGATGAGAAGTTCCTTTTGCGTGCACCCATGTCCCTGGTGTCGGTCGTGACGGGATCATACCATTTCCCCTTAGATTTAGAAGTCTTGGTAGATTTTGGGCGCCCTAGAGCGTCTTTCTTGGTCGTTTTGTACCAGTCGGCATCTCGCTTGGCTGGTGGCTCGGCCAATAACGAAGTTTCTGGCTCTGCAGTCTCTTCACCACCTAGTTCGTCACCGCCTAACTCATCACCCCCTAGCTCGTCACCGCCCAGATCGCCGAGATCACCACCTAAGTCTCCGCCGAGATCTCCACCTAAGCCTGAGCCATCAGCACCTGCCTGGACCTCTTGAGCAATCTGCTCAATCTTTGAAGTATAGCGAGCGTCAAAGACGATCTCTCTTTGGTTCCTGACAATCTCTTCATCTGAGAGCTTAAAGAGTTTTTTGGCAACCCAGCGCTTGCTAAAGAAGCCTTCGGTTGCAGATGCAGCCACATCGAACTTCGTTCGCCAGTGTTCTAGCTCTTGCAGTTCTGCAAGTTTTGAAGGGTTGGCGAGTGAAAGACCGAACGATAGAAGATCATGCCCTCTGAATCCTAAGGTGTACAAGTGAATGATACCGATCTTTTCTAGTTCAGAGATAACAGACCTTTGTAGTCTCTGAATTGTACGAGCGAACCTAATATCCTTCTGTGATAAGGTTGTTTTGTCCTCTTCTGCTCCCTCGCCTCTTGAGAGATAGGACTGTGGTACCTTAAGTGCAGAGAACAGCTTGTCTCTGAGATATTTAACATCGTCAATATCGCCAGTATAGGTTCCGCCAGGGAGGCTCTCAACTCGTGATGATTGTCCACCACGAATAGGGATGAAGTAATCCTCATCAATGCTCATTGGATTATAGCGTAGATCAACACGGCCTGTTGCAGGATCAATAACTTGGTTTCTCTTCATCTGTGTAACAACACTTTGCATATGTTGATCAACGTCTTCGACGGCGATGTTTCCAACGTCGATGTAAAAGACGCGGCGCTCTGGGGAACGGACGATCCGGTATGCCATCATAGCATCCTCTAGGAGCAACAACTGTCTCCAAATTCTTCTAGCTGGCTCTAAGACTGAGGTACCGTATGGCGCATACTTGTCATTCCCTAGAATACGGAAGTGACCAACCTGCCAGTTCTCAAATGTAAGCCCACCAGAGTTCCACTGGAATTGGACATAGTTTGGATTGGCTGGGTCTTCACCTTCTAATCTTTCGATCTCGGCAGTTGGCAATCCGATCACGTTCTGAATACCTTTGTTCTCATCGATGTCGAGGTAAAGGAAGTAGTCACCATTTTTACACATGGAGCGACACCAACCGAAAAGGTTGAAATCTATGTTCAGAATGTTGTGATACAATGTATCCAAAAGCGATTTAATCTCTTCGTTGTGACAGTCGATCGTCAATAGCGGGTTAAGCATTGTGGATGTTGTCATTTCATCGGCGTAGATGTCGAGGGTCGATGCAATTTCTGGGGTGTATTCCATTTGATCGAAGTCGACATAACGATCTGCACGACTTTGGTTTTTTAGGAAGTTTCCCTGCATTCCAGAAAAAGGATTGTATTCCGCTTTCTTAAATGATAGTCCGCCGGCAGACTGAAACCTGCTGCTATATTTGTCTAGTTGGACTCTTCTCAGCTGTCGTGGGTTCTGCCGCTTGTATGTGGTCAGGGGCCCTGATAATAGCCTTGTTAACTTCCGGAATAATTCGGAGTTGGCGTTCCTGGGATTCTTTTTCTTGTCTGCCATTTATCTTTTATCCTTTATAAAGCCACGGGTATGGCGCAACTTTTTTATGATGTTCCTCTGCTTCCTTTCTTACGCGATCGTATCCTATCATCCCAGGAATTCTAGTATCTAGGGTAGTCTTTGATACTCTCATCGAGTTCAAGAATGCTTTCTTATATTGTACCTCTCTTTTGTTCACAGTTAAAACAGTATCTTTCACCCAGCACGCAATTGCAATGCTCATAACGAGATCATCGTTGTATCCGCGCATGGCTTTTGCTCTTCCGTGGTTCCAAATAAAAGTTTTTACCTCACCAAATAGTCGAGTAGAGTATAGATTAATAAATTTATTCCTGATGAACTCTTCAAATTTAGCTATGATTAAAGGCTTTGTTTTCGTAGAGGTAGTGAACCCAGCGATCGAGTTGGATACGGCCGAGGCTTCAACTTGGTCTAGATACTGGTGACTTCCTTTGGTGGAATAATAAAGGTTAGGATACTCCATCTCAACCAATTTATCTAATACGGTGAAACCAACAGTCGCGTTTTCAACGACCACCATGCAGTTACCAAACTCTCTTCCTGTTGTATCAACAATGTTTGCAAAAAGATCTGGAGTTATCTTTCCACGGTATTCTGCTACTTGCTCCATCGTCTCAATTTTTAGAATATGAAACGTTGAGTAGTCCTCACCGTCGCCCCGTGCCACGTCGGCGGCTAACAGATATGTGCTATCAGATTGATACTCTTCCCAGATCCAAAGGTTCCTATCAAACCCCGTCTTGTATTTGGGTTCTTTGATATTCTCGAATAACCACGCAACGTCATCTGGATGGATGACTGTCTCACCAGAAGTATTGAAGTTGCACTCAAGCTCTTGAGCGATCTGCCGGCGAGACATGTTCTTCGTCTCTTCAGTGAACCACTCATCGTTACGATCGGGGTGAACATCCCACGCAAGTTTGGTTGGGAAGAAGTCATTCTCCTCGGCTTCAGAAGCGATGTAGGTCTTATAAAACCAGTTACCAACACCGTTAGGACTAGAGAGTGCGATACAGTTACCACCAGTAGATAACGTGGGGTACAGAGCAGTCCAGATCTCGTCGAGCCCTTCAACGTGGGCCGCCTCGTCAACGACGAGTAAGGACAAGGCTTCGGAACGACCAGCGTCGGCGCTGGTGGAAGAGGCTTTAATCTGAGAACCGTTGGAAAGCTCGAATGATGTTCTATTGTCTATTGAAATGTCCGCAATTCTAATCCACGGAGGCAACTGTTTAATCATCGCCTTTACTTTCTTTACGAGGTTTGCTGCGGTGGCAAACTTAGTTGCCATGACGAGGATGTTCTTATCACGATAGAAAATCATCATCCACACGATATAGGCAGCCACGATCGTGGAGATACCTAGCTGACGTGCTTTTAGAATTATATTGAAGCGGTGATCTACGAAAGTTTCTAGGAGTGTGTCTTGATATTCGTAGGTTTTGAATGGAATTAAACCATGCAGAGGGTGAGAGATCTTAGTGTAAGTATTAATAAAGTATACAGGATCTTTACCGGATTTTATGATCTCCTTGGTAATCTCTTTTTTGGTTAGTTTGTAGCTCATTCATTTGAGTTGCGGTTTACCGAGGTTCGTCGTCTCTTTTCCCCTCAACGTTTTCTGCGCCTTTACTATCGGGGTATGTATCATTGCCTAACCAGCCTGTGCCCGTGGCACGCTTCCTGTTGCCATTCATGCCTAACCATTTCTTAACTGCGTCGTCAAGATTGTCTTCGCTCGGTTGTTTCATTTCTAGAACGTCGGGCATTCCGCCAATCTTATACATTCTATGGGACTGCACCCAAGTTCTTAGACGAGAAATGTTTTGTACTAGAATCTCGGGTTCGCCAGACTCAGTTAGAGAAAGCGAATCACCAGTCGTTTTCTTATACTCTTTCTTGATGAAGGAAACGATATCACCAATCGTTGATTCAATCTCTGACTCAAAACGATTCCTCTCATGGACATCTTTAATTCTCATTTCTGAAGAATACATAACCTTCAAAAAGGGTCCCTGGAACTGGACTTTAAACCCGTCCATAACACGAGAATCTATAATGGGGTCTCCCTCTTCTCGTTTGAGACCAATCTTGATTGGTTCACCGTTCTCATCCAATGCGCCGTCATATGTGTTTGCTACGACGCTGGAAATTCCTCTAACAATATCTAATACAGAAGCCATGTTTTATTCATCCTTTAAGCTTGGTCTCCATCCTGTTTGCCATCTCTCTTCTCTTCCTTCAACCCACTGGATATAACAACCGCAACAACAATCATACTTGCTCATATAAAGATCATCCTTTATCTCAAAGGAATATATCTTGCACACCGGGCAAATTCGACTACTATCTTTAATAAGTAGTCGTTTTGGTACTAAAAAACCGTTTGTTTCAACCTTTTCAGAAGTATCCCTTCTTCGCAAGTCTCTCTTGTATTCTTTCTTAAGTTGCTTAAGGTATTCTTTCTCTTTTGCCTCGTCCCAATTTGCCTTAGGGTTTTGGATTGTTTCATCGCCATATTTTACCTTTATGGCTTTTTCGATTGCTGCGATTTGGTTAAGATCTTTTTTCATTTGTTAACCTGCATATATTGTGTCTG